AGTATAGACTTGAGTTGCCATTATACGGCAACTCCCTTCTTAGCTGCTGGGGCCTCTGATTTCGCGCCGTCCTTCGGTTCAGTGGCCTTAACTTCGTCGGCCTGGTTAGGTAATACCTCAGCCTCTACGAAGTCGCCGGAGTCGATAGCGTTAAGATCGAGCTCACCGGCTTTGAAGTTATCCGGCTTGAGTACTGCACCGTCGGTAACGATATCGCGAAACTCTACCGAGGCCGGGAGATACTTCGCGAGCCGGCGTACTACGGTTTTTTTTCTCATTTCGTCTACGATAATATCCTCCGGGTTATTCCAGGGGCTATACTTTGAGCCGGAAGCCTTTGAGGTTTTTTTAATCTTATTGATATCGGAGTCGCTCATTACTTCGAAGGCGAAGCCTCCGTTAGTAAATTTCGCGACGGCGTAAGCGTAGATAAATTTACCTCGATCGCCGGAGGCTGGTTTGTGTACAAGTTTAGGCTCAAGTCCGAACTCGTAAGAGAATTCGTCCTTGTCATAAACAGCCTGAGCGTAGATCGTCGCGAGCTTATCGGATCTTCGGGCCAGATCGATAAGGCCCTTGTATCCGATAATGAATTGCACCTCTTTTTTCCCGGTTACGTTATTGTTAAATGGTATTAAGTAGCATTGACCGAGAGCGGGGATCGGCTCGAAGCCGAGTATCGAAGCCTGTACTACGGATCCGATCAGCGACTCGACGCTACACTCGGCAAGCTCCGGGGTACGGCTTATTAAGGTCGTAGCTACCTGTATGATCCGCTCAGCTGTTAAGTGTTTCGGTATCGCCTGAGCTATGAGCGGTTTGTAGGTTTGAAAAATAGCCTTAACGTCGTCGGCTTTTAGGCCCAGCATAGTACCGGGCTTCGTAGCTTTTTTCATTGAAGTTAAAGCGTTGTTTTTAAGTTGTTCTGTCATTTAAATCTCCTCTGATTTATTGATTTTTAGAATTAGTGAGTTAAGAAAAATACTACCAGGTGAGCGCCGAAGTACAACACGGCGAGGGTTATAACTCCCCAGCCGATAACGTCAAGCGCTTTGTTAAGTCTTTTATTTACGAGGTCGGTGTAGATTCTCTCAGTTTTCATTTTATCAAAAACCTCCGAGAGCCCGGCTTCTCAATTTGGAATGACTCGTATAAATCTTTGTGAACTGCTTTGAAAGTTGTAGCGTCGAAAACTTTTGAGGGCTTTGATACTTTCCAGCTGATTAATCTATCGCCGTTATATTCAAGACTCTCTGCGGGCCCCATAGCCAATTTAATGGCGAACTCAAGCTGCTCGGCTGCTATGTCTCGGGTTTTGATTTCAGATTTTAAAGCTACGAGCTGTTGATATGCTTCGTACGTTTCGCCCGCGGCTTCCAACACTTCTCCCTCGGTACTTTCCGGGTAGAGTCCCTTTAAGTCGGCCTCAGTTTTAGGAGGCGGGGGAACGTGAGCGAGTACGTTTCTCTCCCAAAAGTTTAGCATTACTTCGTTAGCGGTTTGTATAAAATTATCGTCGCGCTCTACTTTGAAGCGTTGAAAGTCGTAGCCGTCGATTAAGATAGCGAATTCACCCCAGGTGTAGCCGGTTACGTTTAAATAATGCTGCAGCTGCGCGTAGAATTCCATAGGGAGAGTAGCTTCCCAGCCCTTTGCGTACCAGGAGCTCGTAGTTTTAATTTCGAGTACTCCGCGGCCCTCGCCGTTTTTAGGGAGTATAACTCTGTCGAGGTTAGCAATCAGAAAATTATAGTCCGGATGAATTCTTACTTTATTATCGCGCTGTACTTTGTATCCGCTTTCCTCCTCGTACCAATCTGCGACGGTCTGCTCGAGTTTTAATCCGGCTTTCATTCTCGGAGTAGGCGGTACGTCGGGAGCTACCGGCGCGATCTTTTCAAGATAGACGTCGAGCGGGGTTTTATAACTTGACAGTCCGAGTACCGCGGCTGCGTCCGAGCCTCCGATACCGTGCTGCCTTAAACTGAGCCATTCCTCGCGGCTCATTTCGATAGTTTTTACGTATGACATTTTTTATATCTCCTCTTGGTTAGTTTAGTTTTTTCGCGCTGAAAAGTGCGCGGTTATTTGTTTTTTATCAATACAAACCTTTTGCATTGTATGGCGAAAATGGTAGAGCTCTGCTTCTAAGGCAGCGCGCCTTTTCTTACTCTCGGCAAACTCGGCAAGCCGACCGATCATATAGCCTACGAGATAGGCTAAGTATATTATCGCTACTAAATACCAGCTCATCGTTTCACACTCCTTGCGCGTTTGCGCTTAAGTCCCGCTTCATTCACCGGAAACATCTCAGGGAAGATGAGGCGCTGCTTTAAAACAAAACCCTCAGGGAACATACAAACACGAAAAAAATTCTCCTCCTCCTCCTCCTCTTCCCACTCCTCCTCCTCCTCCTCTTCCCTCTCCTCCTCCTCCTCCTCTTCCCTCTCCTCCTCCTTAAGGCTGAACGATCTCTCGCCCTCAAGTATCGAGTAGAGCTTCTTAGGCGAGATAAAAATTAAACTCGATATCGTATAGATCGCCTTGAACTGCGGAAACGATTTCGAATAATTTTCAATCGCTTTTTTATAGATGTCCTGTCGTGTCATAATTTGCAGAACCTCTTGTGTTGAAAGTTGAGGAACAAATTTCATTGACTTCTCCCGGCGAACTGGTTAAATTGTTATAGTTAATTTTCATAAGCTTGAACGAACTCGGCGACTCTCGCGAGCGCGGCTTTTCTTTTTCCGCTGAGCGCCAGCGATACGGCGGCAAGGCTGTAGCCCAAATGCTCGGCTACAAGCTTCATCCTCAAGCCCTTGCGTATCATCATCACGTGCACTTCTACAGGGTTAACTTTTTTACGTTTTGTGTTTTCCATAGCTTTCTTTTATATTGTGAATATGTTTACGTTGGAATATAATACGATTATTCGTAATTGTCAAGTAATTTATATACCAAAGTGAAAATTGTTGAATTTCTCTACACTTCTTAAAAATAAGAATGGCGATTTCAGAGCGTTTAAAGCAGTTGATAGGAAATAGGAAGCAAAAAGATTTTGCTGACGAGATGGGGGTTACTCCTACGAGGATTAACCAATACCTGAACGAACGGCAAGAACCCGCATCGGATTTTCTAAGAAAACTTGCTTCGAAGGGAGTAAATATAAATTGGTTTTTAACAGGGGAGGGTGTAGCTTACGAAAAACAAAGCGGTAGCGCTGAGCTCCCGGTTGAAGTTCAAAGCTTGATAAATGAGATAATGAAAACTCCCGACCTCGCTGTTACTATCGCGAGAGAGTTACGAGCGATTCTTATAAATCTTGCGCAAGCGGAACACGCGCGTAAAATGATGAAGCTCTCGAATGATGAAATAAAAAAAGTACTTAAATCTAAAAAATAAAATTTTCACTAACGCCTCCAGGAGTTTTTTATGAATGAAAAAAATAACATTAACGACGAACGTGGTGTGGGATTTATTTTTTTTCTCAAGGCAATAGCGGTCGTTAATTTTGTCGCCTCCGTGATAACAGGACTGCTTATGCTCACCCGAACCAATAGCGTTCCAGGAGAAGAAAAAACTTTTCTTCTGATTGGTATCGGCGTGATGCTGCAAGGCTTAATTGTCCTCGTACTTTTTTTCGTCATCGCTGAGCTTGGCAAAAACGTGATACTGATTAAGAAAAAATTATTTGATACATCTAATAACAAAATAGAAATTAAAAAGTAAAGCGCAAATGATCATCCTCACGCTTAAAAAATTGCTAACAGATTGCTAACAACTCCTCTCAAAAACATGTTCAAAAATGGCGATTTTGAATCAAAAAAGGCGGTTTGCTTGGCAGTACGCTTTCTCATAATCTGCGGGTCGTAGGTTTAAGTCCTACAGGGCCCACAAAAAAAATGAAGTTTTACCGGTGAGGATCCGCGCGGATTACGTCCGTCATAAATTTAAGAAGTACGCGCGAGCTGCAGGGCTCTCCGATAAACTTCATTTTCATTCCTTGCGTCATACCTTCGCTACCTGGCTCGTGCAAAATGGCTCGACGCTCTACGAGGTACAAAAATTACTCGGTCATTCGAGCGGCGAGGTTACAAAAATATACTCTCACCTCGCGGCAAGCGAACTGCATTATGTTGTTAATAGGATTTAGGGTTTTAATTCGATATCAGGAGGAAGTGGCAGAGGCGTACCGCCCAGGAGCGTTTCGACGCGTACTATGCTTCTTACAAGATATAGGTGCTCAGTATCGTTTTTAATTTTAAAGGCCTTGAGCTCCGTTAGAATATCCTGGCAGGCTTTCAGAGCGGTTTCTACTTGGGCCACACGCTCACCGCTCGCTTTGCTGGCTACGTCGCTCTGCAGCCTTCCGTATCCAACCAGAGCGAAGGCGATCGGTATTATGGCTAAAAATATTTGAAGCCATATACTGAGGCTCCGCTTTTCAATTATAATTTGCTTCGACATTTTTAAATAGTTCCTTTTTACTAACCACTGCGTAGCTTATCCGAGTACGAGCGCCTAAGCCGCTCAAGCTTCGCTATCTCCAGGGAGGTAGCCCGCTGCTCTTCTACCAGCGCCCGCATCAAAGCCTTAAGGGTTGAAATGCGAGCCTTTATGCGCTCGAGCTGTACCTCATCCGGCGTCAATTTAACTTTACTCCGCCATAATCATTACGTCGTTATCTCCGGCGGCCGCTCCGCTTGGAACCTCGATCTCGGCCCAACTTACCCTAATATCGTCCGGTTCACCGATGCTGCCTATTATCCTTTTAGCTCTAAACCTACAAGTATACGTACCGGAGCCAGGGGTGCTCTCCGGATCGGAAACGGTTACTTGAAAGTAATGAGTTAATCCGCTGGGAGGATCTCCGCAGTCATCGCCGTCTACCGTAAATCTGATACGTAAATTATTTGAGTTAGAAGCCGGAGCCGTGAATGTAAAAGATAATGTTTGAAAAGAGATCGTTAGCGTCGGCGTATATGTACCTTTTTGTATTACTCCGTCGTAGACTTTCGCGTTTAAAACCCCGCTGCACATAAGCTCCTGAGCGTAATCTGCGTCGGAGTACGAGGCCTCGTCGATCTGAGTATAAGTACTGCTACTCCACTCGGTTAGTAGATCGCCATCCGGACGTAGGTACTGTTGTCCGATCGCCGTTACAGGTAGTAGGATTAGGAGGGCTAAAAATAAGTGCTTCATTTTAAAGCCCTCGTTAAAGTTAGAGAAATAAATATCGAAGAAGGAGTACCAGCTACGGCTCGGACGGTAGCAAATATACTATCGCCGATCGCAAGCGCGCCTCCGGTTACGGATCCCATAGAGACGAAGCCGGTAGTCGTAACGTAGTTTGTAAACATAGCGGTACCATTTTTTAATACGTTCACGGTCGCCGAGGTTCCGCCTTCGCGCTTAGCCTCCCCGGCGATCACGGTAAGATTACTCTTTTTTACTCTCCAAATATAGCAGCTGTCCGCGGCTGCGAGCTTACGGAAAGTTACCGTATAAGTCGTCGTATCGGTTAAGCTGTACGGCGTCCAACGTGAATTTTGCCAGCTCGAGATTTGCCCAGTAGTTTGACAATAGGTAATTCCCGGGCAAAGCGCTACTACAAAAAGTAGGGCTAATAAAAAAGCCTTCATATTAAAACCCCCATCCAGTTACGGTTACCACGATAGGTAGGTCGACTTGCTCGTCGGAGTTACTTCGGATTCTTATATAGTTTGTACCGATCTCCTTAATATACAAAGCTCCGAGCGGCACATTAGTAGCTCCCACATTACCCCAGCTGGCATAAGCATGGCTTGAGCCATCTATACCAGTAATAGCTACAAATGCTGTATCGCCCGCGGCTTTTAAAGTACCGTTGTAATATGGTACCGTTGCTGTCCAATCCGAGCCGGTAGTATTCGTAAGTACAGCTCCCAGGGATCCGGCGCTCGTCAGAGAGGTGCCGCCCTTAGCGGTTCCGATCGCGCTACCATTCCAGGATCCTACTATGTTACCGGAAAAGTAACCGTCTCTAAATTTATACGAGCTTGAGCCGACATCATACGACGCATTGGAAAAAGGAATCATACCGATAATATATAAACCAGTAGGGCGTAGGCTAAACCAAGTTGAGGGCGATCCGTCGGGGTCGGTAATGAAATCCAAATAACCGGATGAGTTAGTATTATAAATCCCCATAGTGCTTGAACTGTTTTTAATCTGAATTCCCTTAGTCGATGTCAAAATAATATTATCGTTAAAGGTTTTCACCCCGGCGAATGTTTGAGTCGTATTGGTTACTAATCCCCGGGCTGTCGCTGAGGCACTCGGTATATTAAATGTATGAGTCGTAGTCGCGCTCGATATCGAAAAGTCCGTACCGGTCGTACCGGTCGCGAAAGTTTGAGATGATCCTGTTAAAGAATTTAAACTCGTAATCCCGGCGCCGCTTTGTGATAGCTCGGATGAGGTGCCGTCGCACCATTTCAGCCAAAGCTTATGACCCAGGCCCCAGTAGAGCTGAGCTTTACCTACGGTCGGAGTCGCAGGCGCGGCGGTCGCTGAGTCCATAGGTATGAATGGGATCGGCGCTACTTTAAATTGGTTCGCGCCGGTATCCCACCACTTAACAGCTTTATCGACCTGGGCAGTAGCCAGGCTGCAGCTGAGCACTACGAGTATTAAGATTAAAAAAAAGTTTTTCATTTTATAAGTCCTTTCTGTTTTTTTGTTACGGCAATGGTAAGCCGGTGTTGTCAATTAAATAATAAATTTCTAAGTCCTGTATTTCGTCGGTGTTTGAAAAAATTGTGAAGCCGGTCGCGTTTATATTTCGTAATCCGAGCTCGCCCAAGTAACCGGTGCCGGCCCATACCGCCATTACGACCGCGGTACTTCGAAGTCCATAAATTGTTATCCGTATCGAGTCGCCATTCCCGGGGCTTGCACTCCACATTAAAGTTTTACCTTTTATGAGAGTACTGATATTGCCGACGTTAAGAGTATCGACGTAAATAGTACGCTTCTGTATTACCTCGTCGCCGTAGACACCCTGGCAAAGAGCCCGCCCAGGAAGGAGGATTAATAAAAATATGAGCAGTAATGAATAAAAAAATATTGCTTTCATTCGATTGCTACCCATTCCAGGTCGGCGTTATTTTTAAAACTCGCCGCCTTAAATCTATTTTTATATCTCTCGGGAAACTTAACCGAAGTTTCGATCCCTCGCGCGTCCGTGCACCATACTTTTATTATCGCGTAGGTATCTGTTTTGAGCGGTGGGCTTATTTCAATAAAAACGCCCTCAGGGGTTATTGCGCTGCGCCCCCGGCGTACTGAACACGCGGAGTTAGAATCTATCAGCTCAATAATTTCTATATTCTCAACTGCCCACATATTTTGACCTACCAGCATTAGAGCTGTGCCGTTAAACTTTTCACCGGCGAGATGAAGTAGATATCGCCCCTGATCTAAGAAGGTCGGAAGGTCGAGGAGTACGCCGTTACAGGTTACCTCAAAGGGGATAAAAGGTTTCCATCCATCACCCGGATCATAAATAATATTTGAAAGCTCGATACCGCCTTCGCCGATAAGCAGAGAAATAAACCCCGCCTTGACCGGCGAGTTAAGGGTTTCGGTAGCATAGTCATTAGTTAAAATCATAAGCTAAATAATAACGTAACATCGAATTGATAGGCGCTGCCATTGAGTATAGTTTTATCTGTGAATTGTGAATTAAAAAACTCGCTCTTTACGTAAACGTCCATGTATGGATCGGAGTCGGTGTGCATACCTTTGTATAGCACCAGCTGAGGTATTAGAATACCGCCGTTGTTGGCGCCGGTTTTAATAACCGGCTCGATCCAGCGATAGATATTTTTTTCTACGTCGGATTCGATATTATTAAAGGGCTCGTTTGCCGCTATCTTTTTCCAAATATAAACGACGTTTCCGCTCGATATTGCAGAAATAGAAACTTGCCGGAGTGTAGAACTGCGTGGGAGTAAAAATCTCAGATTGCCCGCGCTCGGGTTTTTAAAAGGGTACTCAGTATTAGCGGCTGCAGCTGCTATGTTAAGCCCTCCGGTGAGTACAAACGTCCCGGATTTAATACGCTCAGTCGCCCAGGCCTTTGTAGCTACTTCGCCTTCCTCCGTCATTAATACGTTGCTATGTGAGTCGCGCCATACGATCCACTTCCATATAGGGTTTTCATCGGTACCGATATTGATACGAAGCCCGCCGGAGTGATAGTCTGGGGATGAGTAACAGTCGGATCGTAATTCCGTACGCCCCTCGATAGAGCCGCTCACGCTTTTAAGTTTGAGTACTGCAGATACCGCGGCGCGGTTTATTATTACATCATTACTAAATGTTTTATTACCACCTACGCTTTCATCACCGGTCTTTTTCACATACGCCGCGTCGTGATCTGTGCTCGCTTTATGTGTCGCGAGGTTACCGTCGATCGTAGCGACCTTCGTATTGATTTCCGTTTCGGTGTAATACCGGCTATCGTGGTCGTCGCTGCCTTTATGAGTATTAAGAGCTGCAACGCCGGCGGCGATATCAGCATTAAGCGCGGTATCGTTATCATTCCATTTTACGCGCCCCTGATTAGGAGTGTCGGTACCCTGTACTGAGTTAATAGTAGCCATATAATTAAATCCTTTTTTTTAAGTTAGTGTACTGAAAGCTGCCGTTAAGTTTGTAAACTGTAACGAGATATTGCCCCACATTGTAAACGTGGCGAGCGTGAGCGGTACCCAATCCTCCAACTTCCTGCTTAACAGTTTGAGCTCAAAATCCTTTTGTGCCAGGAGGAAAAACGTAGCGAGCTTAATCGTGTCGTCATCGATCGTTACTTCGAGATAATATAGCGGCTTGTCAACGCTGTTAGGGTAGAATAAAATTTTATCATAGTCGCCCTTCGTTACAATCTTAGCGAGGTTTAAAAGATTTTCACCGGGTACCGCTTCGAAGTAGATCCGCGCCCGGTATCTAAAGCCGTCGAGCCTACGGATCAGCTCCTTATTGTCGAGTTCGTGAGTTAAAAATACCGGCTCATAATCGTCCTCGAATTCCGTGAAGCCCTCAAGTAAAAAATCAGCTACCGTAGTACCGGACTTCGAAACTATAAAACGTAAACTCGGCGCTCCTTTTATTAAACTCATATCTCATACCCAATCGCATTTATTTTTACTTTATCCTGGTTAGGATAGATTTCAGCTGAACGGATAAAGTGAGTAGTCCCGGAATCCGCCGATAATTTTCTATATGGTATTATCAACTCCGGGATAGTCGTATAGTTATCAATTAAGGAAAGCTCTACCTCAATCTCCGAAGTACCGAGGATCTCGACATTATACCACTTCCTTAAAATCTCTGACGCCGGCTCAATAACAATTCCCCAGGGAGGGTTCCCCTCATACCTCATAAGATAGCAGCCCGTAGCTCCATCATATATCACCGCGCTAATGGATCGTAAAAGAGTAGAGCGTAAAAACGGAAAGCTAAAAATTGACTCGACGGTTTTTTCAGTAAAGAGGTTCGAATTGCGCTTTATAGTAGCCTCGATATCCTCAGCCCAAAGGTTCGGGTGTTTATACTCGACATTTTTGTAATTAAATTTTACTATATCGCTCCCGACTCGTACGCCGGTTACGGTATGAGTACCTCTAATTTTTTTCAATGTGATACTTGCGGCCGGCTTACGAGCTTCGAAGATCCATATTTTAGGTACGAAGTATGCGTCCTTATTTTGCTCGATCCACCATACCGCATTATAGATTTTTACCAACTCGACGATCATATCATAGCAAGTAATGTCCGAGAAAAATGGCTGGGCTGTAGCTACGCCTCCGAGGAGATATTCATAGCTTCGATTCATTCCGGGGTAGAGTTTAAAATTATATCCGAAGTAGAAAAAAATCTGAGAGAGAAGACTGTCCGGTGTAAACAAAGTCCGGTTCGTTATTTGCCCAGGTAATCCTCCGATTGACTCGCAGTACATTTCTACCGAAATCCCATAAAGAGGTATATCCTTTATCTTAATAAGTTTAGCCCGCTCGATAAAATCTTTTTCGGAGGCTATAGCTTCGAGCTCTACGCTTTCATTATCGACGTCATTTTTTATTCCGTCTCCTGAAACTACTCCGCTAAATACCTGGCTTCCCTCAAGTAATATCTTGACGCCTGGCCTTGCATAGCTCGCGAGCATAGTATTAAAATCTCCGTACATATTTGAGAGCTTGATCCTGGCCGATGAGATTGAGGCGTTACCTTCCTCGTCCTCCATTGCGAAAGTTAAATTATTCAAGCCATCGCGGAATAGTCGGCGCTGAGCGTCGGCGTTGTAGTCTACGTTATTTATTACTACGCCCTTCCTCATTTTATTACCGACTTTCTAAAGCGCTCAGCTTTAGGATATTCTACCCGAACAAACTTTTGCCCCTCAAGTGTACCGGCAAGAACGGGCGACCATTCTTTTTTCCTCATAATATTTTTCAGTTCTTTTACTTCGCGAAGTAGTTCACTATTACCGTCTCCGCCTCCAAGCCTCGCTCTGGTTTCATTTATTATTCCTGGCACTATATCTTGATACATTACCTGGCTAAATGTTCGCTTCGGCATAATGTATTCCATTTGCCCGCCTTCGATAAATCCACGCTGGTCTTTTTCGAATACTCCACCTTTTTCGAAAGCGGTAGCAAGCGCTGCGCCTTTGACGGTAGCAAGTGCCGTTAGGACGGCGGCTGCACCGATAGCGGCTGCGCCTCCAAATGTTGCAATAGATACCAGGGCGGCAGCTGAGGACGCTGCTGCGGTTATTTCAGCCATAGCAGCCGTTACTACTCCGGCGATTGTAAGAGTCGCCGCGGTTGCTGTTATTATCTGTTCCGTCGCCGTTACCTTTGTAATGACTGCGCTTGCGGCCGCGGTAGTTTTCTGAGTGAGCAGCTGAGTAACCGCGGACTCAATCACTTTCTCTAAAATATTTCCGATAGCGTTCCAGGCCGCCTGCTTCATCGAGTCCCAAATAGCTTGCCACTTTTGAGCGCCGGATTTCGACGAGTCGATAATCGATCCCCAGGCTGTTTTAAAGCCGGCAGTTAGAGAGGCATATAGTACACTCGTTTCTTTAATCCTGCGAACATCGATATCGTGTAACTCCCTTGACTTCGCGCGCTCAATAGCGGTAATTAAATCAGCGTTACCTTTCGCAGCTTCGAGCTCACGGCTATATTTTAATTTAACCTCAGCGGTTTCGCGCTCGTAATCATCCTTAATGCTTGAGAGCTGCAGTTCGCGGATTCTGTCGCGAGCGTCGTTAAGGCTTTTATCGATATTAACCTTCGACTCAGTTTCGTTTTTCCTTAGATCGATTTCAGCCTTAAGTAGTTCTTCTTCTTGAGCCATAGTCCGCACGCCGTAGCTTTTCAGGTCTGCAATACGCTGCTCAAGCTGAGCCCTGGCAATCGCGCTGCGTTTTATTTCATCGCTTTCGCCTGCGAGCACGTACTCATTATCAAGTTCGCGCTTGCGTCCGACAAACTGAGAGTAATCGTCAAACAGCTTTTGATTCTTCTCTCTTTGCTCTGTTATTACTTTGGATTTTTCTTGTCTCTCATATTTATTAATTTCGGCTAAAAGTTGCAGATTCCCCATTGCCTTTATTCGCATTTCAGATGCTTCGTTTTCAATAGACTTTAATTTTTGTTCGGTTTCGTCTGAAATATTTTTTATCCGTAACTCGTGCAGGAACTTCTCTTGTTCCGCGGTTAATTTTGTTTGTTGTTCTTCCGTCTTCGCTTTTCTATCCGATAACAGTTTGTCGATTGCTTTGACGCGTACCCCAAGCGCTGTAAGTTTTTTCTGTTTTTCTTCTATCTCAATATTTAAATTTAATACGTCCGATAGAACTGATTTTTTTTCGGATTCAATAAGTTCGTTCCGTTTCGATATTAAGCCGTCGATCTCTTTACTCAGTTCGTCAATTTCTTGCGACGTTTCACCCCACTTGATTAAAAGAATGCCCTCGCTCAACTTTGTATAGGCCCGCGCGGCTTTATCTACGTTATTAGCGAGCTGATCCATTGGATTAATAATACTATCAAGCCATATACCCAACGCGGCGCCTGCCGTTACGATCGCTCCGATGATGTAGGGAAGCCCGCCCATAGACGTACCGAGTACGAGGAAGGCGCTTGAGAGCGCTACGACTCCGAGAGCCATAGCTTGTATAGCTGGCGGGGAGTCAGTAATAACTCTTACGAGATTAGAGAGTAGCTCGAGTACTGGAGCGAGCGCGGATTTTATCAGATCACCGAAGCGCTCTTGTAAGTCATTCCAAGCTTCTGAAAACTTTTTAATCGAACCGGCTCCGGTAGACCCCATAGCGAGGGCTTGACCGCCTACTGCTTTAGTAAGCTGCTCAATAATTGAAACGCTGCCGCGAGCCTTGATATCCGCTTCATCTAATCCCTTGATATAACGACCGAGCATACCGATATTACCTGAGAAAGCGTCCGCCATTAATCGAGCGGCTGAGGTAGTATCGGTGCCCATTACGACAGATAGATCTTGTGCGAGGGCAGTAGCTTTTTTCAGCTGCTCACCATGTAAGCCCATAGCCGTGAGCTGTGCCATTGTTTGTACTGTAGCGTCATCACTAAGACCGGTAGCTCGTTGAAGCTCCGCTGCATAGCCCTGCAAATCGGCGAGCGTAGCTTGTGTATAGGTGCCTTGTTGCTTGAGTGCCTGGGCGAGTGAAGCTGTAGCCTTTTCCGATTCATTCGACGCTTCGACGAACGCGCCCAGTGTACCTTTAACGATCTGAAATACTGAGTAGAGCCCTCCGATCCTTACGGCTACATTCGCGAAGGCTCCGCTCATAGCGTTTATCGGTTCTTTAGTTTTATCGATATCGCCCTGGAGTTGCTTAACGGACTTACCTACTGAGCGTATAGAAGTTACGGCTCCGCTCTCATCGAGGGTAAGCTTTAGAGTAATATCACTCAGCTGCTACCTCGATCGTAACAGGTAATCTCTCGATGTTACCGTCATCGTCAGTAACTTTCACGAGAACTTCATAGGTGCCGGGAGTAACGACTGAGCCGGTAACCGACCAGGCGCCACTCTCTTGATCTTGCTCAACTACTAAGCCCTCCGGTACTGTAGATCCTTCCGCGGCTTCGAGCGCTACTGCATAACTCGGTACTCCGCCGGTGATCGGTACGGCTAACTCGATCGGAGCCTCCGGTGCGACGTTTACCTCGTCGACTGCTTCCGGGAATTCGATAGACTTTACCTTGCCGTTAGTTAACGGAAGACCGGTATACTGAGCAGTATAAGAGATCTGTACAGGAGGGTAATCCGCTTCGACTGCAGCGCGAGCAAGCTCGAAGGCTTCGGCTTCTGTTTCAGCCTTAGCTTTCTGTACAATACTTTCTACGACTTCACCATTTTGAATTATATCGAAGGGGAAGGAAAAATAAAAAGGCCCCGGGATTACTTCCGGTATTACGATATCTTCCTCAGTTATAGGCTTCGGTAAGCCTGGAAATCCTAAGTGTCCGCGCCCCATAATTTTTAAAGCTCCTTTCTTATTTTGGTTTACTCCTCAGCTTTAGCCAGGGAGTCGTATCGTATAAGGGCGACTAAAACTACATCGCTCCATAACGCGTTATCAAATAGGTAAAGGAACTCGCGCGCGCTTTCGCCGGCCGCGTAATAAGTTAGCTTTTCTATGCTTGCCTCAGTACTACCGGAACCCTCGGGGCTGCGCTGATTAAATCTCCCCGGATATTCGAGCGATTGCTTTACGTCTATTTGAATTGAGAAAAAAAATCCGTAATCACTTCGAGGATAGATCTGCTATCTACGTCGAGCCATTCGATATCGTCAGGGCAGCTTATTAGGCAAACTTCCATAAGTTTTTTAATCTTATCAGCGTCGGTCTGGATCTTAAAAAGTTTCATACCAAGCTCGGTTTGTTTTTCCCGGGTAGCGATATCGGAGAGCTCGATTTCTGTAGCTCCTAAAAACGCCGACAGCTTTCGCGGAGTCGGCGTTGCCAGGGTGAGCTCGTGATTACCGAAATTATATTTTTTAGCATCGCTCATTACTTAGACCAGCTAACGGTCGCTTCGGTGTAGACGTCGGAGGGCTTCTTACCCATAGCTTGACCGCTGATAGCGGTAATGATAGCGTCCTTAGCGCTGAAGGCGCCGCTGAGTCCTACCGATACGTTCATACCGAGTAGCTTTATACAGGCTGTATCGGAGGCGATGATCGGGCGCAAAATTATATCGCACTTTTTATTCAGCATCCCTTCGAGTATGGTGAGCTTCGCGCTATCGGTTTCAAGCCCCTCGGCTTCAAACTTGAGCGTAACTCCGAGCAGCTGCATCTCGCCGTCGTGTAAAGCGATTTCGTGCTTGTCGGTTGAAAGCTTTATGCTGTCAGCCTTGAGCGTACCTACGTCGCTCCAATCGGTGCCTGCGGTGTGTGCTACCGGTGTAGAGGCGTCCGTTCGTCCTGCTACGTAAACGTGGCAAGCTTTAGCGAAAATTTTAGTTTTGTCTATAGCCATAGTATTAAATCTCCTTCAAATTAGTTACCGCTAATAAATTTCCAGGTAGAATTTTTCCCCTGGAGTTCCGCGTTAAGCGCGGCCGTTGCTTTTTCAGCCGCGGCGTTTATTGTACCGCCTTCGGCTTCGATTGTTTTATTTTCTTTAAACTTACCGCCCTCGGTGATCTCGAAAATAAATGTAAACTTTGTTAAGGGCGCTGGTTTTGTTTTTTCGTCTGCCATAGTTACCTCATTAGTAAAAAAGTTAAGGCACCTCCTATGATAACGCCGGCAGCGAGTACGACTTTAGGCTTAAGATAAAAAGGCTGCTCGATTTCATAAGGGATTGGTACCCGGATTGTATCTACTCTCGATACTCTTACGGTATCGACGCGGGAAACTTCCCGCGGTTGTAAATTAAAAATATAATTTAATACTACGCTATCCGTAGGCGGATATGTTTCTACCTGAATCTGAACAGACTCGCCCTCGCCGAAACTTATGGCCCGGTTGTAAAATTGATTTTTAATTCGCGGATCAGAAACGTGAGGCTTAAGCACCGCGGCGCCGATCACCTTTTTAGCCGGTAGGTACACGGTGTCAGGCGATCCCTCGACGGTATCAGCTTGAACGGCTCCGGTAAAAACAGATGGATCCGCAGGCGCCGGCTTATCGTAAATCGCTTTCGTAACGGAAAATGTAAGCACCGCTGTCAGCAGTATCGAGGCTAATATGTCAAGGCGTATTTTCATAAGTTTAAAAACAAGTTTCTCTCAGCTGCGCGTCGGTTAGTTAGTCCAATCGACGGTTTACCGTTTATGTCATTCCACTTTAAGAACTCGTCCGCGGCTTCGTAAAATCTTTTTGCGTTTATTCTCTTAAGAAGCGTAGACTTTTTAAAATTGCTCTCGCCCAGATTGAATACAAAGTCGACGAGAGCGTCGAAATTATTTTGCGTGATAGGTACAACTACGAGCTTTGATATTGACTCCTCACATTCCTTAATATCATCGGCGAGTAAAGCGTCCGCTTCCTTCGCTGTTATTTTCATTCCGGGCTTAGTAGTTTTTGTATGACCGTAGCCGATAGTCAAAACTCCACCGGGGCACTTGTAAGGGATCAGTGAGAGGCCTTCGATTTTTTTTATTAGCTCAGCTGCTACAGGCGAGGACTTCATTTATTTTATTAACTTGCCGTTAGAATTCATAAGCGAGTCGGCGCCATACCCCATAAGAAAAACGATCCACCAAGCCGAAGCTCCGCCCGCGTCGAGTATCCCCGGAGTAAGCTGATAGAAGCCTACGAGCTGCACTATGGCTGCGATCATAGCGCCGATCGTAAGTCCGATATTATCGGTAAGCCAAACCCACCAGTTTACCGGGATAGTACCGCGCGTAAATCCTTTAATCCAATGGCCCAGCATACCGAGGTAAAGCGGTATTAATAAAACGACGGAGGGGAACTTCTGAACGAATGTACCCGGCGGATCAGCTGGATCCGATTGGGCGAGGGCTGTAATAGTTATAACTACCAGAGCCAGCACTAATACTAAAAATTTCACAAAGCTAAATCGTTTCATAGAATTAAATTCTTTCTTCCCCAGGCTAAAAGTTTGCCCAGGCCGGGCAGAGGAGTACCCAGCCTGAGCAGGTAGCGGGCGGAACAGATTGCCCGCGTAGCATTTAAGAATTTTCAAGCCGCTTTTATAGTCGGATACGAGAGATCCTTCTCATAGCGTCGACTCGCTCGACTGCAAGGTTTAAGAAAAACTGCAAGCGAGCTTTTCCCTGAGGATAGGTTTCGCTATTTTCAAAATCCTGGAAGTAGAAGCCTGAGTTAGTAGACAGCGCTACGCCTAACTCTTCAGCGAATCGTAACACGTATGCGCTGCAACAATCCGAGTTTGTGCCGTCGGACTCAGTTTGAAGTAATGCTGTAGTCGGTAGCGGCACGATTGGTACGTTGTTGAATGTCATAACCGGAGTACCGAAGGAGCTCATAGATTCCCCGGCCGCGCCGACTCTCTTAGCCATTGAGGATAAGCGAGCTGAGAGGTTAGCATTACAAAGGATAGCATTAGCGCCAGGCACTTCCGCGATCTTTTTGTACAACGTTTCGATAAACGTATCCTGGTTCGCTGTAGTATTGATCTGTAGCGAGAGCTGGGAATTCATCGCGGCGAGCTCGGTAGTGGTAAAGCCGAGGGCAGAGGTCTGTCCTCCGGAGGTAGCGTCCTTCACGAACACACTCAGCCCAAGCATTTGGTTTGTTGCACCGGTACCGACGAGGATATGATCCTGGATCTCTTGAGCAAGCTTCACGGCTAACCCAGCGAGACGCCGATCTGAGAATAAACGTAAACCAGCCGGCGATTGTCCGACGTTCCGGTCGAGCTTTCGTACATCGTCTATACCGATCTCGCGACCGTACAGCGCGAGTGCTATAGCAGCGCTAACCGGTACCTGGTTATCCTTTTGTACTGCGGCGTTTTCGGCACGGACAGCTGTACTCGTGAAAGTGTCGCTATCTTTGAAACTTAAAAACGAGGAAGGATCGAGCTTAAATTCTGCAAACTGCAAAATAGGAGCGATCTCTAACATTTTAGCGAGCAAACTCGCGGCTCGTCCGCTTAATAAACTAACTTGTGATATTTTCATTTTATTGTGTCTCCTTTATTATTTTTCGGAAGCTGCCAGTATATGCGGCGACGAAACCTTCCGCCGCATATTTAGTTTGTAAGGTACTTACTGCAACTTCCAGCGCTGCTTCTTCGGTAAGCCCCTCACTTTTTTCTTTTACTACTTGTGTATCCTTTCCCTGAGCTTCGAGCCTAAACTCGAATTCGTAGAGTTGTTTATTTTCAAAATTTTTCTTATCAGCCTCAGCTGCAGCTTTTTTTTCAGCTGCGAGTTTTTCGGCTTCGGCTTTTTTCACCGCTGCTTTCTCGGCTTTATCTGCGGCCTTCTTCTCAACTGCCGCTTTTTTATCTTCTTCGTTCATTAGTCGTCCTTAGTTTGTATTTTGAATTGCGGCGTTTTTATTTTGAGTAAGGATCGCGTCTAAGATCTTACCTCCGGGAGTTACTCCTATCTTCGGCCCGGCTGCTTCTGCGGCTGCCTTCGCTGCGGCTACTTTTGCTGCGTCGTCGCCGCCGCCGGCGAGAGCTGGATTAGGAGCGAGCTCCTCGATGATTGATTTCGTAAGTTCGAAGTCTTTATTAAGTCGTTCGGTATATTTCTGCTTTTGTTCAGGTGTGATCTTGCCCTTAGTTACGGCGTCGGCTAATAGATCAACGATGGCTTTCTCGCGCTGTGCCTTTTGAGCTGACTCGGTAGCACTTTGCATCTGCTCGCGTACTTTTTTTTCATTCTCAAGAGTTTGAGATAAGTTTTTAATCTGCTCGAGGTATGGAGCGATCGCTGCGGCTACTTCACTTGATACGTTGCCAGTTGCAGCCGCAGCCGGAGCCGGAGCGGCTTCGTCCTTAATATCGAGTTTATCGACGTCGGCTATTTTGTCCGGGAATAACTTTTTTAGGAACTCTTTTATATCACTTGCCTTCATTTTAGATCCTCATTTTTCTGTGAAGATATAAAATAAATTTCAAATAGTTCTGCATTACCACTAATGCAGAAGAATTTTAAAATTTAAAACTAAATTGAAGCAAAAAGGTGAATATATGCCATACGTAACGATAGATCAGATTAAGCCTTATATCAGCCCGGCCCTTTATTCAGCCCTGGGGAAGGAGATATCTACAGGAGTTACCTACTTCTCTCGCCTCGAACTTGAGGCCTCGGCTATGATTAATAAAATTACAGGAGTAGCAATCCCGGCTACTGCCGGATCCCTGGCCTGGGCTGTACTACCAGCCGCTTACATTATAAAAAAATTAGCTATCGAGCTGCTGACTAACTCCTCCCCTGAATATATCGCCCGGGTAGATAATGAATTTTTACTCGCTAAAGAGTTGCTCGCCGAGCGCGTAAACGAGGGCGACGAGGACGCTACTCCCCCGGATAGATCCTCGAGCTTTAAAGGATCGATCGAAGGAGTAGAGGTATGGTAAACCCGGATTACGCTACCGTAATAAGTGGAGTACTCGTATATCTAAAATCTAAAGCTCCCAATCTTTACGTCGACGAGAGTAATATATACGAAAGCGCCGGCCTCGTAGATCTTAACCAGGCAACGCCCTTTGTAGCGATCATAATAACTCCCCGGGAGTCCTGGGGTACTAATCAAAAAGGTAATATGATATCGACTATGCTCGATATCGAATTCATAGTCGGAGCCCCGGCGAGTGAGAATTCAGGCGACGGTATACGCGCGGCTATGGTTATCGCCGGTAGGATCCTTACGTTGGTCGATGCCTTTACGAATTTCCGGGTAACTCCTAACATCACTACGCCCTTCGAATTCGTAGGTACGTACTCCGATAGAGTTATGATTAAATTAAATATGGAAACGGAATTCGATCCATACATCGCCGCGCCGGCCCCGGTGATAGAGCCGTTATAATGGCTAAGACTGAAAAATACAAACCTGAACAAGTGGCGAAGGCTATAACTAAGGCTAACGGTATGCTATCGATTGCTGCGCGTTTTTTAGGCTGCGACCGTAAGACTGTAGATAATTATGTCAAGAAGTACGAGCAAATAAAACAGGCTCAGGAGGAAGCGAGGGAATTTTTAAAAGATACTGCCGAGTCAAAGCTCGTAGTTGCGATAAAAAATCGCGAAGCCTGGGCGATTTGCTTTTACCTAAAAACTCAGGCTAAGGATCGAGGATACGTCGAGAGATCCGAGCAGAAGGTACAGCTTACGAGTGATACGCTTACAATTAAATTCATATAAAAAATAATGGAAATACTAAAACACTTCGAGCCGGTGATACGTACGCGGCTGCGATATCTTCTCTGTTACGGCGGCGCTGGATCCGGGAAGTCGTACTCTGTGGCGGAGAAAATTATCATAAGAATAACAAGCGAAAAACCTCATAAAATACTTTGTGTACGTAAGGTGTACCGGACACTTAAGGAGTCCTGCTTTGCGCTGTTCAAGTCGATAGTTTATAAGGAGGGCCTCCAGGACGTTTTTATTTTCAATACCTCGCCGCTCGAGATCACCTTCATACCTAACGGTAACAGGATCGTATTTGCGGGCCTCGATAATCCCGAGAAGTTAAAATCTATCACCGATATAACGGCTATATGGATCGAGGAAGCTACCGAGCTCGAAGCTTGCGACTTAGATCAACTCGACCTCAGGCTCCGGGGAGAGCCGACGGTTTATCATCAAATAGCTATTACGTTTAATCCGATCGACGAGTTACATTTTTTACGCGAGAGGTTTTTTAATAAGGCCGAGGATACCTTTCTGCATCACTCGACTATGTTAGATAATCCGAAACGCGGCGAGAAATACGACGAAGTGATCGGGCGCTTTAAAATAAATAATCCCTCGTACTACAAAGTGTACGGCCTCGGCGAATGGGGCACGCTCGCGACCGGTCACATATTTACTCGAGATCAGTATAAGGAATACGACAGTATCCCGGACGACCTTAAGAGCGTCCTCTATTGCGATCCTAATCTCGCTATAAAAGCCAAGGGTGATACCACGGCTATTACTGAGATCGGCTACTCGCCCAGGAGCGACGCCTACTACGTCGTGTCGGCTCTCTGTAGATCTTATTCGGATAGTAACGAGTTGCTAAATACAGTACTCAAATTAAAACAGGATTCTCCCTACTGCCTTGCCCTGGGATTCGACGGTAACGTAACTCAAGAGAGTACCTGGACTAATCACGTAAAAAGTTGGTGCCGAATTCACGAGTCACCTTTCCCGGTGATCGATTATAAGCGCTACGCCGTAGATAATCTCGTAAAAAATATCTCGCTACGCTGGGCCGAAGGAAAAATTTTATTTCCTCCAATGTTCCGAGAGCAGATACAAAATCGTGAGTATATCGGCCAGGTGTTTGCCTTCGAAGGTAAGAAGGCCGGCAACCCGGACGACGCCCCGGACTCGCTGGTATGCGCGTTCGAATTCCTTAACGATCGAAAATACGCTACTCAGAAAAATAAATCATTTAAGCAGCCGGATATTGAGCCGGCTTATAGTTTCTAAAAAAAGGAGTTTAACCTATGTACATTTACGAGCCATTACTTTTAAAATTATTTCCTACGATCGATCAGCTAACTTTAGCAGCGCGATACGCCGACGTAGAACAGGGGAGAGATATCCGACCGCTAATGAGTATACTTATGAGGATCGCTACAGCGTCGCCGCGGCTCGCCGGCAATATTCTTACCCGGCAGACTGCTATAAACTCCCTGAGCTGGACGGTTACCGGTGAGGATCCCGACGAAGCGGCCGCGATAAAATTACGCTTAAAAAAAATAGTGAGTGCGATACTTAAGAACTATCTTAACGCTCCGCTATACGGCGCTTTTTGTATCGAGGTCGATTACGATACTACCTCAGGGGAGATCTTCCCATTTATTAAAAAAATCTATAAACCTATCGAGCTCGAAAAAGACGACTCGACCTTAAATCTGATAGAAGATCTACCGGGAGGTAGGCTCTCCAGGACTTCGATCAGCTCGAAGGCGGCGCAAAATTTTATATACGCCATAGATGAAAAAAGTTGGATCGGCGGTATACTCCGTTCGGTAATGTATCACGAAGTATTAAAAAATCAAACTATTCAGGAGTGGGCTACTTTCAATCGTAAACTTAAAGGACTGATCCAGGCTAAGGCTGAGGACGCGGATAAGGCGGACGCCGGCGATGCGCTCCGTACCTTTATTCAGGATCAGTACGCCGTTACCTCGAAGGACGTCGAATTTATTTTTAACGAGCTTACAAGCTCTAAGGCCGTAGATAGTTTTGAGAAGTTTCGCGACGGCTTAAATAATGATGTTAGTATATCGATCCTGGGCCAAGCTAATACTTCGGAGCTTCCTAAGCAAGGAGGATCGAGAGCAGCCTTACAAATTATGCAGCTTATCAGCGCCGATATTCTCTACTCGGATCTCCTATCGTTAAAGGGAATTATAGACAGCCAGCTGCTTATGTACGATTATCAGCTTAACGTAGACAAGAAAGCTAAAGCGAGCCCATATGAATTTAGTTTTATCTTCGACGAGGCCCAGGACGTAGAAGGTAACGCTCGTATGCTTGAGATCGCTGCTCGTATGGGAGTACCGATCGTAAAGAGCGACGCTTATAAAAAGCTCGCGCTACAGGTTCCTACTGATACCGACGAGCTCCTCGAACTTAATACTAATACTGCAGCTCCCCAGGTATGAAGCTGATTGTTAATACTCAGCTCCTTAGGCGAGCAGCGGCCCGGGTGATTTTATTCATTACCGAAAATACTACCGACCGCGGCGTCGATAAAAACGGTAAGCCGTTTAAGCCCTACTCAGTTAAACCTTTTTTTATGCCATCGGGAGCGTACATAAACGCGACGACTAAGTCGCAGCGCGCTAAGCTTGAGGCTTCGAATAGCGTACACTTCAAAAGCAGTAAAGGGGGTAAACGGTACGTGATAATCGAGGGAGGATACGCGAACTTTAAAGCCGCGCGATTCCCTCAACATGGCGGCAAAGTAAATTTGCACTACTCAGGCACAATGATGGGCTCGCTTGCGGTGATAGGTGAGGACGCTAACAGTATTACGATTGGATTTACTACGAAGGAAGCTGCCGAGCGCGCTTACTATCACATCGTAAGCGGCGCCGGCAAGTCAAAAGTTAAGCGCGACTTTTTAGGTATCACAAAGGATCAGCTCGAGGAGGTTACTCAGCTGCTTAAGTCCGGTATCTCCCTGGATCCTCGCGAGGTGATTAAAAATATTACGACCGGATAGGATCTACTTTCTCGTATATGATATCGTTACCCTGGCCCTCAAGAGGTTTCTTATGTAGATTTTCACTAAAGATAATTTCATCAGGGATCCCGTAAGGGAAGGCGTCGCAAGTTAAACCTTCATATTCGAAATGTCTAAAATGTTTACAAGTACTACAGGGTGGAGATTTTACAGGCTTCATATTATTTTTTAACTCCGAATTTATTTTTAATTAATCTTAGTATCTCCTTCGAGTACTTCCCGGCTCCGTGATAGTTTACGGCTTGAGCGAAGCCCTCGGCTGCGAATTCATCTATACTTTTTTCGGCATAATCTGAAATAAAATTTATGGACTTTCTCCAGCCACCCGGATGCTGGGCCTTAAGCGATCTCATTTCTGAGAGGTACTCGTTACGTAACTTCCTCATATCGGCGACGAAGGGATCCGAGTCCGGGCCAGCGAAGGCGTCGCGTCTAAAATATACTCCGGTTAGGGCGTGTGAAAATTCGTGATCGATAATACTCTCGGCCGTAATAGCGCCGACCGGATTAACGCCGTTAGCAGTCATACGTACTAAGCTTGCGCCAATCTCCTTAGGATTATTAAAGCGCGTACTAAAGGCGATCATACCGGAGTTAGCTGAAGCGAAAGTAGTACGCCTTCTCTCGTGTGAGTAGTAGATCAGTTTTCCGAAGCCCGGCCCCTCGGTTTGAGCGAATTCAGCCTTAAGTTGTGTGAGTCGCTCGTTTACCATATTAAGAGCCTGTATATTTAACTTACTAAAGTTTTCTCGGATACCCAAAAACTCTTTAGCATAATCTACGGCCTCGGCTACAGTCTTAGCCGGCTTAAAGGATACGTTAGGTAGCGCCGTCGTAGAGATCTCGGCCAATACCGTCGGAGTTTTAGGAATACGCGGAGCCCAGGGCGCCTTAGGAGGAGGCTCAGGAGTTACGACGCCGGTAGTAACGGCCCCAGTTTCTGCGCTCTCGACCGGTAACCATTTATGATGACAGTTATAGCCGCCGCCGAAGTAGAGTACCGATAATCCTTGACCGTTATCGAGCGAGTTTATTTCCTCAAGTGAATATACTTTGCCCAGGTGTAATTTACAAAAATCTCTCTGAGCTCCTGGCCCGGAATACTTAAAGTATTTTAAATCCGCGGCCTTAGCGTCCTCAAAAGTTTTAGCCCTATTGATAGCAGCGTTACCGGTATGAGCCAGGGTACGAGCGATCGACGCCTTTACTCCGATCCGATCCCTAAGCCGATCGGATAGTTCCTGAGTCGTAGCTTGTTTCTTAAGCGCGTTACGTACTTCGTACTCAATATCGGCGTTGAGAGTTTCTGTAAGATGAGCGAAGTCTTTAAGTATTACGCGCGAGATTTCTCTTAGCGCCTTGGTATCAGATAACGACCTGAGCTCGATAAAAAGTTTTTTCTGTAACTTCTCGAGAAATTTTCTCTCCTCATCGGTGATTGCCCGGGATACTTGTAAAGTATTAGTGCTGCCTCTACCTATGAGTGCGGTAATCTCTTTCTCTAAATTTTCGAGGTATTCCCTTGTTAGATTGAAATTCATATTAGTAACTCTCCATCAGTTTAATAAACAAATCGAGTTTGACAGGTTGAGTTTTCAAATTAGAATTTTTTAATTTATGAATCTGTACCACTTGCGTAATAGTGTCGAAAAATATACGGCACTCAGTACAGTATTGCCGGCGATAATCGATAAACGGTTTCGGAGGTGTTAGCGTTTCGCCTCTAACAGTACGTACGACTCTTAAATTACCCGAGGAACAGCGGGGGCACTCCATAATTTTTTATCCTTCCTATTTTTAAAAGGGTAGGTCGTCCTTTTCACTCGCGCCAGCTGTCAGCTGAGGCGCCTCCCCACTCCGGGGCGTTGACTGATCCAGCTCGCTTACGCTTGCGCCTTTACTACCGTCGAGCATAAGAAGCTTTTGTATTACGATTTCTGTAACGTAACGTTTGACTCCGTTTTTATCGTCGTAGCTTCGCGTATGGATCGAGCCGTCGACATAAACCAAGGAGCCCTTCTTAAGATACTGAGCGCAGATCTCGGCCAGCTTTCCCCAGGCCTGTATATTGTGCCAATCCGTACGCTCTTGCTTTTTGCCGTCCTCATCCTTCCACTCTTCACCGGTAGCGATTGAAAATACAGCGACCGCTTTACCGGAGGTCAAATACCTAAGCTCAGGATCTTTACCGAGGTGTCCGATTAATTCTACCTTGTTTAGTGATCTACTCATTTGTTATCTCCTTGCCACAAATTATCTATCCCAAACAATTTTAAATAATCGTTAATAAAATTTTTAGATATAGCCGCACTTGAAGAATATCGTAGTACGCGCCAACCTTCGACTGTAGCCCTGTTATATTTTTCGCAGTCCTTAGTAAACCCAGCTCCTCTGGTATGGCGTCCGTTTATGAAAACTCCGCCTTCGAACTCGACAGCGATTTTATTAATTCTATCGGCGAGATCAAAGCGCCATTTTCGATCACGTACGAATTGAAACTCAGCCGTGAAGATATTTTGGATATTCGCTCCGGCGAGAAGCGACTTAACAAGCACCTCGCTATTGATTATAAAGCTCATGGATGAGTTTCCTTTCCAATAATTTTATACCGTAATTAAATATTTTTATTTTCATTTCTTTTACCCTTGTGCTAAATTATAAAATCTATCTTTCATTGGTATGTTTAACTGTTGTTCAAGTTCAAACAATTCTTCTTCTGCTATCAAAGAAACTGTTTCCCCACAACCGATACAATAATCTTCATACACTGTTTCTCCAGCTAATTTATGAATATGTTTTTTCTGAAACAATTTCATTTCTTCTCCTCAAGTTTTTTAACTACGTTTTGTAGATATATTTTTATCGCTGGTAGAAAAGATTTATAAATACCCGAACACATCGCCTCTAATTCTTGATACCGTTTCTTGCCCAATTTCTTCTTAACTAATTTCTCAACCAAATGTTTTTTGCCTTGAACATGGGCAATGTAAAAATGCTCGCCTTTTGTCAAACATATACCGTTATCAAGTTCATACCGTAATCTATAATTTGATTTCCCAAAAATATGATGTGCATTCAGTGATTCATTTTTGCCAGAATATTCAGATTTGTTACCAGCTCTATATTTCACAATCTTTGACCATAATTCATCACAGTCTTTTTTAAGGTTTGGTTTTGGAAACAGTTTGTTTTTTTTTCTCATTAACACTCCTTCCATTCTCCATTAGTTATATATCCGTGTATAGTTGTTGCTTTCCCCTCATTGTGTGCTGTTATTAAAATTGATGGTGTTACTGTAATTGTATTGTCTGGATTTTCAACAACTGTATGATTCTTAAGATTGCCAATACCACACCGAGGGTAATATAACAACCATGTCCCGCCTTCCGTTCTCCAATAACAGATTATAGTTTCATCTAATTCTGCATAACCCTTTATTCTTGTTGCTTTCATTTCTTATCTCCTTATGGAATTGTTTCACAATCTGCACAAATGTTGAATTTTCTATTGTGCCACCGTCCACATCCACTACACCAATCCCTCATTCTCTTTCTCCAATTCCTCGATACGCTGTTGAAGCATATTATTTGTGAAAACAGCCGCGTCCATATCTGAATGCGACGGATTATCTTTTAAAATATTCTCTAATTCCTCGATACTCTGTTGTTGGTTTAGCATGGCCGAACTTTGGCTCACAACAGATTTCTTTAATCCCTCATTCTCCTTTTGGATGTCGGAAACAATATCAGCAACATAATCATTAACATATTCATTAATTAATTTGCCAACTTCTAACTTAAATTCTTCTTCTCTGGTCATTTCTTTACCTTTTTTTAAGGCGGGTATTAATAGGACTTACAACTTTTAGTTTTTAATTAAAGCCGGCTGCTTAACCGCCGAAAACAACCGGCCCGATTTCAATACGCGCTGGCTAATTAGACCGGCAGCGCGCGCCCGGATTGAACTATTAACTTTTGGGTTTTCTCGGTTTGCGTTTCTTTTTTCCGTTAGCTTCTTGGAATTCGAGTTCGCCTTGTAACTCGTCGGCTGTCATTATGTCGACGTCAACTACTTCTTTGGTATCGCGGCGTATAATTGTTTTCTGCCCTGGCTCAGGTTCTCCTAAACGTATTTCGCACTCGACGTCTCGGTATTCGTAACCGTTACTGATACCAGTAGCGTATTTTGATACGTTGGCTTTAGAGAGTGCGATCTTAGCCGCGAAGTCGCTCATAGCGGATTTTTTAGCTTCCTCAAGCTCGCGTGTGTTTTTAGTTTCGTTCGCCAAAAGCTGGGCTGTATTTTTAAGCTCTTTTTCTGAGAACGTATATTTTAGGTATTGTGATGTAACTTTCATTTTTGTTACTCCTCTTAGTTTTGTTTTATAGTTTGTGGATTATTTATTAAGGTATCCTCCGCCTGAGGTACGTCGTACCGGCTCCTCTGATCGAGTCGCTGTAAAGTCAGTCGAAGCCCTGGATATCCATAGGCCGGCAGCTGCTCTCCATTTTTTCATAGGATTTTTACCTACCTTCCAGCCGTTAGCTTCGTAGTAGGAAAAGAATTTAGCAGCCTCTTTTTGATTAGATCGCTTCTCGTAGAAGTATTTAACTACGTTCTCGTAGATCGGAGGGATAGAGTTATCAACATTTTGAGCGGGTGTACTCTCTCTTATTTTATTCTTTATTCTTATCATTCTTGTTATTGGTTCGTTGTTACTCCGTTCATCGTTCCGTTCATCGTTCCGTTCATCATAGTTAGCTGGATTTTGATAAACGTCGTAATTACATACTGTTATAAGTGTTCCCCAAGCGTTGCTCACAACCTTAATCATACCCCTGCTTCGTAACCAGTTCATAGCATACCTCACAGCTTCTTCACCATATCGCTCAAAACGGAAGCCTACTTTCCATTTTAACCCATCTCGAATACCATTTTGCGACCTAAAACATTGCCCGCGCTTAACTATAAAGCCTGCGTACTTTTTCTCTTTGTGATTAGCTGATCGGATTAAATATTCCCAAACTTCCCTTGTGCAGGGTGAGGCAATTGCTATTTCGCTCTCTTGAATTTTACGCGCCTTGATGTAATATCCGCCTTTAATTCTCATTACTTACCCTCTCAGCTCCGAGTTTATCCTGTAAAGCTTCTACTACCGGGTGATCGAATAGGTGAGCCTGCTCCATACTCGCTTGGATAGAGCGAGTACTTCTTATAACTTTATCGATTGCATTTCTACGGTCAACGAGGTGAGCGATTACCTCTACCCATTCCCCTGCGCCTTTTACGTACCAATAACCTTTAGAGTTTGAACCGATAGGGTGTAGATCGTTCCTAAGGCTGTTTACTATTGCCCGGATATCGATATCGGTAATTGAGTAGCCGTAAATCTTAAGGTACCGATCGCAAATAGTCTGTGCCGAGATAGGGTTCTTCTGTGTTACGGTTTTTCGCTCTCGAGCGCTTTTTAGATCTGACAGGAGTTTCGCCTTAACAGGTATAAGCCGTTCCGGCAGGCGCGATCCGCTTGTGGTATTAAATCCGCCTGGCATATTAACGACCCCCGCTGCCGCAGAAACGCGGGCCCACGCCGTCGGCAGCTCTCTGGCGTAGCTCTACTTCGCAGCTCGCGCATACCTTATAGCCGGTAGGTACGTAAGCAGTTAAACAGCTCTCGCATTTATTTTTTAACTCATTAGCGACGATACGCTCCTCGCGCATACGCCTATACTCTTCTCTGTCGAATTCGATTGCCATATTGAAAACTTTATAATTTTAAAAATACTCCCCGCTGGTACACTATCAGCGGGGAGGGTTAATCAGTTAAGGTAATTTTCTATAGGCTCGAGCTTGGTAGGATCTGAGATAGCCAGCTCATATTTAAAGCCCTTGCCGAGTTTATCACGTAGCTTTTTTACAATTTTGTTTATAGGATAGCGCTTAGGACTCCAGGCTATCTGTAGCGACTTTGAAAAATCAGCGCTCCAAAAAGTATAGACTTGAGTTGCCATTATACGGCAACTCCCTTCTTAGCTGCTGGGGCCTCTGATTTCGCGCCGTCCTTCGGTTCAGTGGCCTTAACTTCGTCGGCCTGGTTAGGTAATACCTCAGCCTCTA